ACATCGCAGCTTTCGAAGATGAGCGTGGTCTAAAGATCAACGCTCAAGCGCGTAAGCTGATTATCCCTACCGCTCTGCAATTCGTTGCAGATCGTCTGCTGGAAACTCCTGGACGAGTAGGTACGGCTGATAACGATATCAACGCACTGCGTAATATGGGTATGGTGCCTGAAGGATATACGGTCAATCATTATCTAACTGATACTGATGCGTTCTTCCTGACGACTGACGTACCTAATGGTCTGAAGCACTTTGTACGTTCTCCTGTAGCGACCAGTATGGAAGGCGACTTCGAAACTGGTAATGTTCGCTATAAGGCCAGAGAGCGATACAGCTTTGGCTTCTCTGATTGGCGTGGTATTTTCGGCTCTCCAGGAGCTTAAATCCTCGTCTAAGAAAGGGGCACTTGTTGCCCCTTTTCTTTTTCTGCTGTATAAAGCAGCTATCCCTGACAGCTACATACTGTAGTTGACATAACCCAAGACAGGAGATACATATGGGTACTACAACTTTCAACGGTCCAGTCCGTTCAGAAAGTACGCTGAAGACTATCAGCAAAAACGCAACAACCGGCACAATCACAGAAGTCGTAACACTAGGTGATGGGCCAGTAAGTCTTTCTGACGGTAACGTAACTCTTACTAACGCAACTCATAGTGGGCGAGTCCTCCTTGTTCCAGACGGTGGCCAAGATAATACTTATACGCTTCCGGCTCCTATTGCTGGATCTATGTTTAAGTTTGTTTACGCTGGTGGCGCTGCTGATGCTACGGACGCGCTTATTGTTACTCCTGGTAACAGTAATTTTTATATTGGTGGTGTTACTTTCTTAGATACAGACGGCAACGAAGTTAGTTCTGTGTTTTCTAATGGAAGTTCAAATAGCAGCATACAGTTGAACGTGCCTGCTGGGTTTGAGGTAACTATTGTCGGTCTAAATACAACCAACTATCAGATCTTTGGGAATGTAACAAGCACTACTGCGCCTGCTTTTGCTGACCAATAATAGGAGACGGTTATGGCTGATGCAGTCACATCAACAACTATTTCTGATGGCACTCATAAAGCAGTCATACAGCTAACAAACCTCAGTGACGGCACTGGTGAAAGTGCCGTCAACAAAGTAGACGTTAGCGCATTAGCTGCTAGAGAGGACGGCACCGCATGTAGCGGCGTAGTTATCGAAAAAGTCAGTCACTCGATTATCGGGTTTACGCAAGTACAGCTTCTATTCGATGCGACTACGAATACGATAGCGTTAGGACTGGCTCAAGACAGTAATGGTCATATGGATTTTAGTGAGTTCGGTGGTCTTAAAAATACTGCCGGCAGCGGTAAAACTGGTGACATTTTGCTAACTACGATAGGCGCGTCTTCGAATGATAGCTATGTAATTGTCTTAGAACTTATCAAGAACTATGGCTAATGGCTACATCAGGCACTCGCACTTTTAGTTTAAATGCTGCTGATGCAATAGAAGAGGCGTATGAACTAGCAGGATTAGAATATCGTACAGGTTACGATGGCGTCACTGCGCGTCGTTCTATGAATATTATGTTTGCCGACTGGTCGAACAGAGGTATTCAAATATGGGAAGTAGAACAAGTATCGTTAGATTTAGTTGAGGGTCAAACAACCTACGATTTAAATCAATTCGATATAGATATTTTAGATGCTGTAATTCGTCGTACTGTTAATAGTATTCAGACAGACTTTCAACTAGATCGTATAGATCGTGGTGAATATTTAGATATACCGAATAAACTCACGAAAGCTCGAGTAACTCAGTATTATTTAGAACGCACTATTACGCCAAAACTATACGTTTGGCCTGCCCCTGAAAACTCTACAGATAAGTTCATATCGTATCGTTGGAAACGTATACAAGATATTACAGCGGCTGTGAATGACGTAGATTTACCCAGCCGCTTTTTACCGTGTCTTACCTCTGGTTTAGCTTTCTATTTAGCTATGAAGAAAAATCCAGAAAAAGCCGCGATGCTACAACCTCTTTATGAGATGAACTTAGTCAACGCGATACGTTACGATGACGATAGTTCGTTGAGGTTAGTGCCTAAACGGACATATTTGTAATGGCTTTTGCAGTAGGTAAATACGCTTACGGTGTTTGTGATCGGTGTGGCTTTCGTGTCAAATATTTAGACATGAGAATGGAATGGACAGGTTTTAAGGTTTGTCCTGAATGTTTTGAACCCAAACATCCTCAACTAGATCCACCTCACCACGTTTCTGATCCAGAAGCTCTACGACAGGCGAGACCCGAGGTAGACTTACCGCAAGCTCAACTAGGTTTAGTTAGGACGACTGGGCCAAGCAATACAACTGACTCAGGGCGAAATGTAGGAGGTCAACCGCTAGGTGTAGTAGATCCTATAGGCACTGATTTTGAAGGGGTTTCAGCTACGGGTAGTGTTGGATCCGTAACGGTGACAACGACATGAGTTTTACATTAAGTACTTTAAAAACAGCAGTCCAAAATTATGTAGAAAGTGCTGAAACGACTTTTGTCGCGTCATTAGATACTTTCATAGAAGAAGCAGAAGAAAGGATACTAAAAGCAGTAGAGCTTCCAGTATTCCGTAAAAATGTCACAGGTACGGCTTCCGCTAGTAATACTTACCTAAGCACCCCTAGCGATTTTTTAGCCTCGTATAGCCTCGCTGTAATCTCTAGTAGCGCGTATTCGTACTTACTCTTTAAACACGTTTCTTTTATTAGAGACTTTACACCGAATGCTTCTACGACAGGACTGCCTAAGTATTACGCTTTATTTGACGATAACAGTTTTATTTTAGCGCCTACGCCAGATCAAACTTATACGTTTGAACTCCATTATAAATATAGACCTGCCTCATTAACGACGACGAGCGGAACTGATACAACGTGGCTGTCTGATAATGCGCCAGATGCACTTTTATATGGGACTTTAGTCGAGGCTGCTAACTTTTTAAAAAATCCACAAGAAACAGCTTTATACGAACAAAGATTCGTACAAGCTGTAAACGGTCTGAAAAACCTGGGTCAAGGTTACGGTTCGCAAGACGAATATCGGTACGATATTAATAGAGGATAAAAATGGAAGCTCCGAAACTAGAAGTAGGAAACTTTTTAGTAACGGCTACAGAACAAAAAGGTCATTCCGCAGACTTTTGGGCTAAATCAGCGTCTGATAGAATTATTAGCGTTGGGAATAAATCACATCCTTTAATTGCTCAACAAGCCGAAGCGTTTAAAGAAAGTGTAGAACAAATAGTGCTTTTTTATCTGAAAGAAGCTATTAAAAGCGATAGAACGACTTTGATAGCAGAGTTAGAAAAACAAGGTCAACAAGAGATGGCCAATATACTTAGGAGAATGTAATGGCTATTACGACAGCAATGTGCACAACTTTTAAAAAAGAACTTTTAGAAGCTGTACATAATTTTAAAAATACAGGTGGAAGCACGTTTAACCTCGCCCTATATACAAGTTCTGCTTCGTTAGGAGCAGGTACTACTGCATATACTACGTCTAACGAAGTATCTGGCACTGGTTATACTGCTAAAGGTGCTTCTTTAACTCGTGTTGACCCAAGTAATGACGGAACTACTGCTATAACAGATTTTTCTGACCTTACTTTTAGTTCTAGCAGTATTACAGCAAGAGGAGCACTAATTTTTAACGACAGTGCTTCAGGTGATCCTGCAGTATGTGCTTTAGATTTTGGCGCAGATAAAACGTCTACGTCTGGAGATTTTACAATTCAATTTCCTACTGCTGACGCAAGTAATGCGATTATCCGTATCGCCTAAATGTCTAACCTTACCGGCTGGGGCAGAGGTGCTTGGGGCGATGGCGGCTGGGGTCAACCTAGTCCAGTTCCAGTCACAGGTGTTGCGGGCACAGGCGCGGTCGGCACTGTTACGGTTAGTGCAGATGCCATCGCAACTGTTACAGGCGTTGCGGGCACTGGATCTGTCGGGACAGTTACAGCGACAGGTACAGCAGTCGTCAGTCCTACAGGCGTCGCAGGTACAGGAGCTGTTGGATCACTTACAGTTACAGGTACAGCGAATGTTTCGCCGACTGGTGTTGCAGGTACAGGAGCTGTTGGAACAGTCACAGCTACGGCTGCGGCAAACACGTCTGTTACAGGGGTGGCAGGAACTGGATCTGTCGGAACGGTTACTGCTACCGGCAGCGCGGTTGCTGCTGTTACTGGGAATACTGGCACTGGAGCGGTTGGTTCGGTTACGGTCGTTGCTACAGCGACTACTACAGTTACTGGTATCGAAGGCACAGGAGCTGTTGGATCAGTTACAATCGCCCCAGATACAAACGTATCTGTTACGGGTGTTTCGGCAACTGGAGCTATCGGTACGATTACGCTTTGGGGGCTTGTGGACGATAGTCAAGTTCCGGACTGGGCAGCTGTTTCAGATAGTCAAAGTATTACTTGGTCGGCTGTATCAGATAGTCAAACCCCTGATTGGGAAGAGGTAGCTTAAATGGCAACTTATGTTAATGACCTACGTTTAAAAGAAATCGCGACAGGCGATGAATCAGGAACGTGGGGAACCAGTACCAACACGAACCTTGAGTTGATTGCGGAGGCTTTTTCCTTTGGGACAGAAGCTATTACAAGTAATGCTGATACTCATACTACTACCATCGCTGATGGCTCTACTGACCCTGGCCGCTCTCTCTTCCTCAAATATACTGGCGCTCTTGATAGCGATTGCACCGTCACTATAGGGCCGAATACTGTTTCTAAGTTGTGGTTTATAGAAAATGCAACGACAGATTCAGGTTCATCTGGCCCGTACAACATCATCATCAAGCAAGGCTCTGGCGCTACGGTAACAATTGCTAATGGTCAGACTAAAGCTATTTACAGCGATGGCGCAGGCTCTGGTGCAGCGATGGTCGATGCGTTTAGTGACCTTGCTATTCCATCCTTATTCGTAGATACCACCGTAAAATTAGATGCGAACCATCCCGTTGCTACAGATAACGTAGCACTGGGTAACACGGCTTTAGATAGCAATAGTTCTGGAGATCAAAACACGGCTATTGGTGCTAACTCTCTGACGGCACTTACTGCAACGAACAACAATACTGGTGTTGGGTATAACACCCTTGCAGCAACTACTGGCGCAAAAAACGTTGCGGTGGGTTCTACTGCGATGGCAGTTAACGTAAATGGGTCTAATGCAGTAGCGGTGGGATTTGGTGCGCTAGATGCTCAAGCGCCTGCCACAGCGACAGACACTTATAATGTAGCAGTGGGTTATGATGCAGGTGGAGCAGTTACTACGGCAATTTACAACACCCTTATCGGAGGCTTGTCTGGCGATGCTCTGACTGAAGGCGGAAGCAATACCGCCGTTGGATTGTTGGCACTAAGCACAGATACGTTGGGCAGCAAAAGTGTCGCAGTTGGTCAAGGTGCATTGTTCGCTCAAAATTACACAACCGCTACCGATAGCCACAATATAGCAGTTGGGCAAAACGCAGGAGCATCAATCACCACTGGTGTTCATAACACTATTGTAGGCGGTCTTGCAGGGGATGCTCTCACTGACGCAGATTCAAATGTCGCCGTAGGGTATTTGGCTTTGTCCACAGACACATTAGGCAGTAAATCAACAGCTATTGGTCGTCGTGCTTTGGGAACGCAAAATTTCACCACGGCAACTGACTCCAACAATACGGCCGTGGGGTATAACGCGGGTTTGAACGTCACCACGGGAACCAAGAACACCCTTGCCGGTGGTCAAGCAGGGGACGCGATTACCACCGGCACCAGCAACAATGCTTTCGGTTATAACGCTTTAGGGGCAACCACAGAAGGGCAGTTTAACAACGCTTTTGGCGAAGCTGCGCTGCTGTCAAATACTACGGGCGATAGCAACATCGCTATTGGCGGTTCTGCTCTCAGGGCTAATACAGACCAAGATAAGAATACCGCTATTGGTGAGTCCTCGTTGAGAGTAAATGTAAACGGTGCAAAAGC